TATCAAAGATCACCGCATCAAGTAACAAGGACTGAAATAAAATTACAGAACTCTACGGAGTAAATCATATATCTAAACAGTAAACAGGGCGAAAGAAATTTTGCCCTGTTTTTTTATAACTTGCACCACCCAAAATGAGCACATAGTATATTGACAAATCCTAAAAAATCCTATATAATAAAGGGGTGGCGGGGCGGGATATATATGCTATCAACCACAGGTTGTAAAGCGCATATAAAATGTCACCCATTTTGGGTGCGCCATCACCCATTTTGGGTTTTTTTGCGCCCATTTTGGGCGCCATGGGAACGGGACATGAACAGTCGGGGAACGATAGAGGTACCAACACCAGGTTGAATTTTTTTTGGGGACATCACGTTTTTTTTTAACTCAGAAAAGGGGTCCCAAGACTTCCCCTTTATGCTCGGTTTTTTACATAAATATGCTATAAATACTTTGTGGGACTCCTATGAACCTAGATAAAGAAAAATTAAAAAATTTTGATAAGCTACCGGAAGATGTAAGACGAAAATTCTCATTGATGATGAATCGTTGGAATGAGAAGAAAAAAGAAGAACATATTAAAAAAGACTTCTTGGGATTTGTAAAACATGTTTGGCCAGATTTTATAGAGGGGTCCCATCATAAAAAAATTTCTGAAAAATTTAACAAACTTGCCGAAGGAAAAATTAAGAGACTCATTATTAACATGCCCCCTAGGCATACTAAATCTGAATTTGCTTCTTATCTTTTACCTGCATGGATGGTGGGAAAGAATCCTAAATTAAAAATAATACAATCTACAAATACTACGGAACTTTCTGTGAGATTCGGACGTAAAGCTAAGGGATTAATTGATTCTCCAGAATTTCAACAAGTTTTTAAAACTAGATTAAGGGAAGATTCTCAAGCTGCCGGTAAATGGGAAACTGCCCAGGGAGGTGAATACTATGCAGCGGGTGTTGGATCAGCAATTACTGGAAGGGGTGCCGATCTATTAATTATTGATGACCCACACACTGAGCAAGATGCAATGAATACTCAAGCATTGGAAAGAACTTATGAGTGGTACACATCTGGACCACGTCAACGTCTTCAGCCAGGAGGTTCTATTGTAGTTGTAATGACAAGATGGAATGAAAAAGATTTAACAGGAAGATTAATTAATGCACAAAAAGAAGTTAAAGCAGATCAATGGGAAATTATAGAGTTCCCTGCAATTTTACCTTCCGGTAAACCCGTGTGGCCTGAATACTGGGACTTGAAGGATTTAGAAAGTGTTAAGGCATCTATTCCTATGTCGAAGTGGAATGCTCAGTATATGCAGAATCCAACTTCGGAAGAAGGCGCATTAATTAAACGAGAATGGTGGAAGAATTGGGAAGAAGATGACATGCCACCTTTGCAACATATAATTCAATCTTATGACACGGCTTTTCTTAAAAAAGAAACTGCTGACTTTTCTGCCATTACAACGTGGGGCGTTTTTCAACCGTCAGAAGATGATCCGCCTCATTTAATTTTAGTAGATGCTTTAAAAGGAAGATACGAGTTTCCTGAATTAAGGCGTATTGCCCTTGAGCAATATGGATACTGGAACCCTGAAACCGTAATCATTGAGTCTAAGGCATCGGGTCTACCATTAACTTATGAGTTGCGTAAAATGGGAATTCCTGTTATAAATTTTACACCCTCTAAAGGTAATGATAAACATTCGAGGGTTAACGCAGTTTCTCCGCTGTTTGAATCGGGGAGAATATGGGCGCCCAAAGAAATGGAGTTTGCACAAGAAGTAATTGAAGAGTGTGCTGCATTTCCATATGGAGATCACGACGACTTAGTGGATTCCATGACCCAAGCTGTAATGAGATTTAGACAGGGTGGATTAATTAAACACCCTGAAGATTATGAGGAAGAAAAAATTCCTCAAACGCAAAGGACGTATTATTAATGGCTAGAGATCCTAACGATTGGAGAAATGATTTTGACTGGACAGATCCTAATGATGCTCCTGTTTCCTGGGATGAATATGAAAACACTAAGGAGATTATGACGGATCAAGGAATTCCAATGGGTCAGCAAGTAAGTCAAGAGTCAGGCATCAAGCAACTGGCTTCAGGGATCAGACCTGAAATTGCAATTGAAGAAGTTGTAAAAGAATTCATTAGAAAAAGAGGTCGTACGCCCAATAGTCTTGAAGAAATTAAAGAGTTCTATTTCAATGAAATGGGTACAGCTAAAGGCAGTGGTAGAGAAGATATGAGAATGGCTGCCAATTATCCTCAACATGTTTTAGATGAATACGAAAGTTACAAAATTAACACTTTGAATAGCGCTCCGGAAAAACTGTTAAGTATTGATGACTGGTTTAACATGGAGTATGAATCGGCGAGAGCAGGTGTGCAATCTGGAGGATTAGCAGGCATACTAGGAGTTTAAATTGAAGATCGCTCATTACAATCAAATGATGGCGCATCTTACGCGTCAAAAATTTTCAAATGGCGGAGAAGTTCTTCCAAAACCTAAACCAAAAATTCCACAAATAAAATTATACGTTGATAAATTAAAAACTTATTTACGAGCAGGAGCTATTGAACCTGATTATGCAATTCAATTGCTTCAAGGCAAAATGAAAGAAGTAGGAATTTCTGAAGAAGAGTTAGCAAAAGGATATAATGTGGGGGGAAGAGTTGGTTTAAGAGCAGGAACTGCTCTTGCAAGTGCTCCATGGTTTAGAGGAGCTACAGGACCAAATAGAACATTAAAAGCTCCCCGTGGAAGAGAGATGTTAGAGTGGTTACCAGAAGTAGGAGCTGGAGCAGCTGCAACAACTTTAGCTTTGCGAGATAGAACACCTCCCCGAGAAGAAATTATAAATAAAGCTATTGCAGAAACAGGAGAAGGATTAGTTTTTGGCCCCGATGCAGATGCAATAGAAAAAGAAAAAGAAAGATTTAGAGAATTATTAAAACCAGGAGAAAAAAAACCTATAGATCAAGGCACTATTTCCACAGGCACTCCAAGACCTGAAATAAAAAAAGAAGAACCATCAGTTAGTCCCCCTGTAGAAATACCCAGACTTCCAGGTTTTGGTGAAGGTTTAGATAGAGATGAATTTAACAAACCAATTATTCTTAATTTGGCTAAAGATAAAAAAGAAGTAAAGAAAAAACTTGAGGCAATTGAACCTTATAGAGGAGCAGGCTTTATTGGAACATCTACTAAAAAAGATAGAACAAAAGATAAAGAATTTTTAAAAGTTTTTGAAGAATATAAAAATACCCATTTTGGTGGTAATGAATCAGCTGCTGCTAAATCTCTTAATGAAAGTAGAGAAAAAATAAGAGCTATTAGAGTTAGAACAACTGCGGGTGAAGATAGAAAAACTGGAAGAATTAGTACTACCCATGAGGAGATAATAACTACGGAAGTTCCAGACAATCCTATTCGTTATATTGATGCAACCACTGCAGTAAAAAAAGATCAAAATTATTTTAAAGATTTTCTAACCAAAGAAAATAAAAACGAATACATGTCCCCCCAAAATATTGCTAATGTCTTAGATTTTTATTTTAAAGACAAAAGCGAACGAGATCAGTTTACCGCAATGTTAAATAAACTAGATATAAAAAGTAAAGAGGTGCCTGGTAAAAGGTACAAGACATATAACTTCTCTGATGTTGTAAATGAGTTGACTAAAAAGAATAAAGGTAAAAAGGTAAAAGGAGAAGTACTATCTGTAACAGAAAGAATAGAAGTTGAAAATAGACTAGATCCAGAGCTTTATAGTGCGGTATTAAATACTGCTAAAAGTAGAGTTAATTCTCTTTTAAAAGAAGAAGATTTAAAACTTGGTCTACAAATAGCACCACGTTATGTAATAGATGATATAGGACACACTGTTTCAATAAAAGAAACCGATAAATTTCCAAAGTTATTTAAAAACTCAAATGTTAACAAAATAAATTCTTTGGTTTATGAAGATCCTTTAATTAATCAAGAGGTTAAAAAAGTTACCGGCTATGAGTCTAAACATACTAAATGGTTTGAAGAATTAAATGATATGGTGGGTAAAGAAATAACAAAAGATCAAAGAACTCGATTAGAAGACATTAAAGAAGAAATGGAAGATAATTATTTAGATTTAGTAGATATTATTAGTAAACCTAAAAAGTTAAAAGCTAAACTTAAAGAAGCAAGACCAGATTTAAAAATTTCTGATTCATATATAGAATATCTAACAGGCCATACTGATCGTTTAGGTCAAATAGATATTAACATTCCTAAGGTTGGGGAAAAATTTAAATCAGAAGATATTTTTGTAGATATGAGCAATGTAGATGAAAAATATATAATCGGCTATGTAGATAAGATTAATCCTGAAGCTAAATTATTTAGTGACTTATCTACAAAAGAAAAAGAAATTTATGAAGCAAATGTACTAGCTCAAAATGCGGAAATATTGGGAGATTATTTTAGAAAAATTGGTCTCCCTGAAAGTCAAATTAAATCTATGCAAGAAGAATTTTATTATCCCACTACATCATATAAAATAAGAAAAGCACAAGGAGGACCAGTATATGGCAAATACGCGAAACAAATCGCAGGTATATCCTAAGACCTGGCTCCTGCCGCCTGAAGCCGGACCCACGCCTCAGGGGTTGAATATTAATTATAATACTGTTAAGACAGTCAAATTGGAGAAAATAAATGGCAGACAAAATAGACAAGGCTCTCACAGAAGCCCCACGACAAAGCGTTAAAATCCCTGGACCGGAAGAAGTAAAAGAAACATTAATTGAAGCCCAAGAAGAAATGGAAACTACACCTGAAGGTGTAGAAATCCAAGAACAGGAAGATGGTTCAGTTGAAATTAATTACGATCCAAATGCTGCAGCAATGGAAGGCAGCGATGAGCATTACGCAAACTTAGCAGAATTTTTACCTGATGATGTTTTAGGATCATTAGGCGCAGATCTTTCCGGAAAATATATGGACTACCAAATGGGTAGAAAAGAATGGGAAAGAACGTATACTACTGGTTTAGATTTATTAGGATTTAAATATGACATGCGAACAGAACCATTCCAAGGAGCTTCAGGCGCAACTCACCCAGTTCTTGCGGAAGCAGTTACACAGTTTCAAGCGTTGGCTTATAAAGAGTTACTCCCTGCCGATGGGCCCGTTAGAACTCAAGTCGTCGGTGCGTCAAGTCCACAGAAAACACAACAAGCGCAAAGAGTAAAAGATTACATGAATTTTGAGCTCATGGAAAAAATGAGAGACTATGAGCCAGACTTTGATCAAATGTTATTTTACTTACCTTTAGCAGGATCAGCTTTTAAAAAAGTTTATTATGATGAATTAGAAGGTAGAGCTACATCTAAATTTGTTCCTGCAGATGATTTAATTGTTCCGTATTCAGCTACTTCATTAGAAGAAGCGGAAGCAGTCATTCATAGACTTAAAGTTTCTAAAAACGAATTAAGAAAACAACAAGTAGCAGGATTTTATAGAGATATAGAATTAGGAACACCTGCTCACATTGAAAACGATGTTAAGAAAAAAGAGAGAGAATTAGAAGGTCAAACTAAAACTAAAGATGATGACGTTTATACAATTTTAGAATGTCACGTTAATTTAGATCTTGAAGGTTTTGAAGATCCTGATCCAGAAACAGGTGAACCTTCTGGAATTAAAATTCCTTACATTGTAACGATTGAAGAAGCATCAAGAAAAGTTTTATCAATTAGAAGAAATTACGAAATTGGAGACCCGAAAAAAAATAAAATAGAATATTTTGTCCACTTTAAATTTCTGCCTGGATTAGGATTCTATGGTTTCGGTCTCATCCACATGATTGGCGGTTTATCTAGAACTGCAACTGCAGCTCTTCGTCAATTATTGGATGCGGGTACGCTCTCCAACTTACCCGCCGGATTTAAAATGCGTGGCATCAGAATTAGAGATGACGCGCAATCCATTCAACCTGGTGAGTTTAGAGATGTAGACGCTCCTGGTGGTAATCTTAAAGATTCATTTATGATGTTACCATTTAAAGAGCCTTCTCAAACTTTATTACAGTTAATGGGTATTGTAGTTACAGCTGGTCAAAGATTTGCTTCAATTGCCGATCTTCAAGTTGGTGATGGCAATCAACAAGCAGCTGTTGGAACAACTGTTGCTCTTCTTGAAAGAGGAAGCAGAACTATGTCTGCAATACATAAAAGAATTTACTCAGCTCTTAAACAAGAATTCAAATTATTAGCGAGAGTATTCAAATTATATTTACCGCCGGAATATCCGTACGACGTAGTTGGGGGTCAAAGAATGATTAAACAACAAGACTTTGATGATCGGGTAGATATATTGCCAGTTGCTGATCCCAACATCTTTTCTCAAACTCAGCGTATTTCCCTCGCGCAAACAGAGTTGCAGCTGGCAACTTCTAATCCGCAGATGCATAACATGTATCAAGCGTATAGACATATGTATGAAGCGTTAGGGGTAAAAGATATTGATCAAATACTAATTAAACCTCAACCTCCAACTCCAATGGATCCAGCGGTTGAAAACATTATGGCTATGGCAGGAAAACCTTTCCAAGCGTTTCCAGGTCAAGATCATAGAGCTCACATTACAGCTCACTTAAATTTTATGGCAACTAACATTGCTAGAAATAATCCAATGATCATGGCAGCTATGGAGAAAAATTGTATGGAACATATTTCATTAATGGCTCAAGAACAAATTGAATTAGAATTTGCACAAGAATTACCTCAATTAGCTCAGTTACAACAAATGGCAGCACAAAATCCTCAGCTCCAAATGCAAGCTCAAGATTTAACAAATAGAATTGAAGCTAGAAAAGCAATTTTAATTGCTGAAATGATGGATGAATTTATGAAAGAAGAGAAGAAAATAACTTCTCAATTCGATCATGATCCAATTGCTAAATTAAGATCAAGAGAATTAGATCTAAGAGCAATGGATAACTTAAGAAAAAAACAATACGATGATGAAAGAATTAATCTTGATCGTATGAAAACAATGATGAACCAACAAGTTCAAGATGATAAGTTGGATCAAAATGCAAAATTAGCTAAGTTACGAGCTGATACATCAATCGAAAAAACAATTTTGAGTAAATCTATTCCAAATGTGGACAAGATGATTCCAAGTGTTGAGATTGAAAAATACAAAGGAGAAAACAAATGAGTAATAAAAGATGGATACAAAAAGCTATCAAAAAACCAGGATCATTAAGAAGATCTTTGGGTGTTAAAAAAGGCAAGGATATTCCTGCAGGTAAGCTAAAAGCAGCTGCCAAAAAGGGAGGAAAGCTTGGACAAAGAGCTCGTCTTGCTATAACATTGAAGGGAATGAGAAAAAAATAAGGAGGACCAATGGCTAAAGTAGATACAATTAAAGCACTAGACGTCGGTAAAGATGGATACAAAAAAGGTGGCATCGATATCGAAACTCCAGGTCAAAATTTGGAGTGGGATCCTAGATCTAAAACTAACGCTGATGGAATACAAAGAAACGTTATTCCAACTGGTGATAAAGTTGAGGTTAAAGGAACTAAAAGAATGCTAAAATCTAAAAGCAAAACTGCAACTTGGTATTAAGGTATGTGGTTATCGGCAATTAAATTAGCCGTCTCTGCTGGAAGTAAAATTTACGCTAACCGACAGAAGACGAAGATGGCAATGTCTGATGCACAGTTAATGCACGCCGAGCGACAAGCTCGTGGCGAGGAAGCTTACCAGGGTAAATTGTTAGAAGCCCGTCAAAACGACTACAAGGACGAGGTGGTTTTAGCGATACTAACGTTGCCCATTTTGGTGCTTGCTTGGGGGGTCTGGTCGGACGATCCGGCTGCTATGGAGAAGATAAAAACCTTCTTCGAGCATTTCCAGGCACTGCCGACATGGTTCACTAATTTATGGATACTTGTATGTGCGAGTATTTTTGGTATAAAGGGTACACAAATTTTCAGAAATGGAAAAAAATAACGGAGGAAAAATATGAGACAAAACGGTGTAAGAAGTAACGTGAGATTCCCATATGCAAAAGGTGGCAAAGCTAAGAAGAAAAAACAAGGCTACGCTGCTAGAGAAGATGAGTCATTAGGAATGAGACGTGGAAAAGAATCCGGTAAGAAACAATCTTTTAAAGCTAGAAGAGATGAGTCTTACGGTGCTTGGGGAAAAAGAAAAGCCAAGTTCGGTCGTAAAAACAAAGTAAATAAATAAGGAGAAACAAATGGTACAACAATTTGATTCAACTGCTCAGATGCCTAGAAAAAAAATGAGAAAAGGCGGAAGAAGCAGAAACACAAGACGTATGAACAGACTTGAAGAACTAGGTCGTGTTGATGCTGAAAGAGCTCGTACTAGAAAAGGTAAGAGAAATCTTAAAGCAGAGAAAAGAAGAGTCATACGTGAACTAAAACGAGGATAATATGAATAGAAGAGGAATTAATACTAGCATATTAATTAAGAATGGACCTACAAGTGCAGGTAATGGAAGAGGTATGACACCTCCAACTCCAGCAAGTTCTGGTTTACCTCCAACAGGATCAGCGCATGCAGTTCCAATTAACGTCACTAAAGGTAGAAAATCTACTAATTTTGATGGATCAACTAAAAATATAACTTTAGTTGGTGCTAGATCTAAAGTGTAATGAAAAGTAGTGTAAAAAAACTCATGCAGCAATTGCAGGGTAAAAAAAAGAAAAAACCTGTAATGAAAACTGCGAGAACTACCGCTCTTGAAGGTAGAAAACACTTCAAACACGGTGGAAGTAACTCTATGATTAGACAGGCACAATCTAATTATAATGGCAGTTATATTTCTGGTGATCTAGGTGGAGTATCCGTAGGAAATAAATCTTACGCAAAATATTATAAAGGAATGTTATAATCAATAATCAATTAAGAAAGACACAATGGATGAATTAGTTTTAATAAATAAGATTCAAAGGAATCTTAGAGAACTTTATCAACAAATCGGGGATTCAATGATTGCTGGTGGGGTTGACAATATGGAAAAATATAAATATATGATGGGACAGGCACATGCCTATTATAAAATATCACAGGATATCTCTAACCTGCTGAAGAAAAAGGAGCAAAATGAAAAAGGAAGCGTCATCAAATTCAACACCGAGTCCAAAGACTGATGGACCAAAACAAGCATTATTAGAAGAGTATAAAAAGTTTCAAGAAGAAGAAACTAAACGTCAGAAAAAAGAAGCTGAAGATCAACAAAAATTAGCTAAAAAAGAATCATCTAAATTACCTGAACCAACTGGGTGGAGACTATTAATTTTACCATTTAAAATGGCACCTAAAACTAAAGGTGGAATTCATTTAGCCGATGAAACTATTGAGCGATCACAAGTCGCTTCAACGTGTGGACTGGTTTTAAAAACAGGTCCATATTGTTATGATAAACAAAAATTTCCCGAAGGACCTTGGTGTAAAGAAGGTGACTGGGTAATTTTTGCACGATATGCGGGATCTCGTATCCTGATAGATGGTGGGGAAGTTAGATTGCTAAACGACGATGAAATATTAGCAACCATCGAAGACCCTGAAGATATATTTCATCAATATTAACATAGGAGGAAACTATGCCAGACACTGAAGAAGTGAAAAAAAATGAAAAAACAGTAGATCTTGATACTTCCGGTCCAGCGATGGATGTCGATATCCCTGAACAAAAAGATGAAGCTGTTATCGAAGAAAAAGAAGTTGCTCCAGCTGAGCCAACTGTTCGAGAAGTAGCGGAAGAAAAACCTACAGAAACAAAAGCTGTAGAACCTAAGAAAGAAGAAGTCGAAGTTAAAGATGAAAAGAAAGATGATAAAGACGAATTAAAAGACTACTCTGATAGTGTACAGAAACGAATATCTAAACTTACAAGAAAATGGAGAGAAGCTGAACGTCAAAAGGATGAAGCAATTAAATATGCTGAAATCCAAATTAAAGCACGTAAAGAAGCTGATACTAAAATCTCTAAATTGGAACCAGGATATCTTTCTGTATCTGAAGAGCGAATTAAATCAGGTATAGAAGCTGCTAAAGCTAAACTTGCTGCAGCTAGAGAAGCACAAGATTTAGGTGCAGAAGCAACAGCTATGGCTGAAATATCTGAACTTGGTTACAAAAAAGCTAAGCTTGATGAAACTAAAGTCGCTCAAGAGGAGTTTAATAAAAAACAATCAACCAAAAAAGAACCAGATCTTCAAAGAGCGTTAGCTGCGAGGGGAACACCAGATCCTCGTGCAGAAGGATGGGCAGAAAAGAATCCTTGGTTTGGAAAAGACAAACCAATGACTTATACAGCCATTGATATGCATAATCAGTTAACTAAAGAAGAAGGTTTTGATCCTGATTCACCAGAATATTATGCTGAAATTGATAGAAGAATAAGACTTGAATTTCCGCATAAATTTGATAGTAAAGTAGATAAGGGAGAAAACTCGACCAAACCGGTACAAACAGTAGCTTCAGCGAAGCGAAGTACGAAGACAGGTCGCAAAACCATCCGACTCACATCGTCGGAAGTAGCAATCGCTAAAAAATTAGGTGTGCCACTTGAAGATTATGCAAGACAAAAACAACTCACGAAGGAGGAATAGCATATGAGTAATGATAAAAAAACTTCCCGTGCGAGCCAAACAAGGGCTAAAACAGAGAAACCCAAAGTATGGACTCCACCATCTAGTTTAGATGCACCCCCTGCGCCAACAGGATTTCAACACAGATGGCTAAGGGCTGAATCTTTAGGATTCCAAGATACGAAAAATATTTCAGGAAGACTAAGATCCGGGTATGAATTAGTAAGAGCTGATGAATATCCTGATTCAGACTACCCAGTTGTAGAAGATGGCAAGTACAAGGGAGTGATCGGAGTAGGTGGCCTAGTGCTCGCTAGAGTACCTGAAGAGATCGTAAAACAACGAGGCGATTATTATGCAAAACAACATAATGATAAAGTCGAAGCGTTGGATAAAGATATTCTGAAGGATGAGCATCCAAGTATGCCGATCAATATTGATCGACAGACTCGTGTAACTTTTGGTGGCTCAAAGAAAAGTTAATTTTTTAACGATTCCTAACCACTCAAAGATAAACAACAACTGACTGGAGGCCCTTCGGGGCAGGTCAAATTAGGAGGCCATCATGGCAAATCAAACAGTAGCGTTCGGTCTAAGACCGATCGGTAAAGTTGGACAGAATGATGACAACCAAGGTTTATCTGAGTTTAGCATTGCAGCTAGTTCATCTGCTATGTACCAAAACGACCCTGTGCAAGCAGCGGCGACTGGATACATAACAGTAGTTTCTACTTCAACTGCTACAATCTTAGGTTCACTTAATGGTATTTATTATACTGATGCCAACACAAGTAAGCCTACGTGGGCTAACAATCTCAAAGCAGCTAACACTGCAACTGACATTGTTGGTTTCGTAGCTGATGACCCGTACGAAAGATTTGAGATACAATCTTCAGACACAGCTGCTTCAGCGCAGACTAATGTCTTCAATTGTGCGGACATCAAATACACTGCCGGAGATTCAGCGAACTACATTTCGAGAGTTGAGCTGGATAACGACACGTTAACAACAACTGCACAGCAGCTAAAAATCCTAGGTGTGAGTAAGAATATCGATAATGATGAAATCGGTTCTTCTCATGTCAATTGGATTGTTAAAGTGAATTCTCACTTTTTAGCTAATGGCACAGCCGGAGTATAAGGAGGATAAATCATGGCAATATCACGAGGACAACTAGTTAAAGAACTAGAGCCAGGTTTGAATGCTTTATTCGGCTTGGAATATAAACGTTATGAAAATCAGCATGCTGAGATATACGTAACAGAATCTTCAGACAGAGCGTTTGAAGAAGAAGTTATGTTATCTGGTTTTGCAAATGCAGCGGTTAAACCAGAAGGATCTGCAGTAACTTTTGACAATGCTCAAGAGACTTACACTGCACGTTACACTATGGAAACTATTGCATTAGCATTCGCGATCACTGAAGAAGCGATCGAGGATAACTTGTATGACAGACTTGCGTCTAGATATACAAAAGCATTAGCTAGATCCATGGCGAACACAAAACAAATCAAAGCAGTAGATCCACTAATCAACGGGTTACCGCAAACTGCAACTTTCACTTCTGGTGACGGTTCTGCATTATTTGCAACAAACCACCCAACGATTGCTGGAACAGTTCAAAATACTTTGACTACTCAAGCAGACCTTAACGAAACGTCATTAGAGCAATCTTTAGTAGACATTGCAGCAATGACTGACGAAAGAGGTTTAAAAATTGCAGCTAGAGGAATGAAAATGATCGTTCCACCAGCGAACCAATTTAATGCTGAGAGACTTATGAAGTCACAAGGTAGAACTTCAACTGCTGATAACGATATCAATGCAATCGTATCTATGGGAATGGTTCCTCAAGGTTATAGAGTGAACAATTTCTTAACTGATGCAGATTCTTGGTACCTTATCACTGATGTACCTAATGGTATGAAGTACTTCGAAAGAACGCCTATTAAAACGGCGATGGAAGGAGACTTCGATACTGGTAACGTAAGATACAAAGCGAGAGAAAGATACAGATTTGGTGTATCTGACTATCGTGGAATATTTGGCGTTCAAGGTGCGTAATAACTAAAAATTTTGAGGCGGACATAGTTCCGCCTCAATCTTAGAATAGAAAGAAAAAATGAAGAAATTCCTAGTAAAAATATGGGCTTATGATCATTATGCTTCTTTTGAGATAGAAGCAGAAGACAATGCTAAGTCTATTGAAAACTCTATTGTTGACAAATTGGGAAAAAAGAGTATTGTCTGGGAATCAACGGGAATGTTTGCGGACAATCCTAACAGAATAACCTATGAGGAGGTTATTGATGGTACAAGACCTGTACAAACAAAAACGGTCCTTGGAGTTGAGGTGGCAGTTGGAGTATGAGCAAAATGGGAAATATACTCTTGACATGGTCCAGATTGATAACAAAATTAAAGAAGTTATCTCTGAGATTAAAGCCGAGGAACGTAAGATTGCAGATAGAGAACTTGCAATTATTAATTCTGCCCCCGAAGTTTCTGTGGCTACTTAAATAAACGCCACATCGCTGAAATTGCGTATTTCTGCAGGGATCCCTTGCACTCAATTCAAATCTAAGTTATAACTATCTTACTATACAATTAATTTAGAATACTGACGCGTATAGTCGACGGCCTAGAGACAGTATTCGGAAAACTAGGAGGATAATTATGGCAAATACAACC